TGCGCAGACCAATAGATATAATTCGGTTGTGGTACGCCTAAAACAGTAACATTAATTAAAAGGAGCCTATTGTCATTAACCGCGACATGAAGAGCTTTTGATATGTCATAGGTAAAGCTGTTAATTCTAGAAACACCGCCGGCAGTAAATAAAGAAAGATTTGTATTTAGAAACTTGAGACACATTCCATCATAGTAGCGAATAGGATCTACGTTATTTGTTATGAAAGCTTTGAACTGATAATTAGCCACGCTGAAGAAATTCGTATAGTCACCAGTGAAAACATCTCCATAAACGCAAGAACTTATATTTAAAGTATCAGTCGCAGCAGGGGCAGCATTAAAGGTAATCGTCCAGTTTCCAGTCGCATAGCTGATAAATCCCGTAGCAGTAGGAGTCCCCACGCCAGTCAAAAGACCTGTTGTCAGCAATGAAATAGGAACGACATCTGTAATTGTTGTCTTTACTGCCGGCACGTTGCTATACAAAACCATATTGACAGTCCCAGGCACGACAGGTCCACCGAAAGTCCCAGTGAAAGTAACAGCCA